CCTCGAGGAAAAACTTTTCTCAGTAGCTTTCTGACTTTCAATCTTCCTATCATAATCTTTTCCTTCATACGATGGTGAACTCGTGTTCTTTTCACCCTGTGTGAAGCAATGGCTGTAGCATGTGGTGGTTGTTGTTGCATTTTGTACAGTGAAGAAACCAAAGATGACACAACCATACTGGTCGCTTGTATCTCAAAGTAAGTTCTATTTTCATAACGAACATAAGCACGTAAATACATGACATATAAAATTAACAGAATGTAGTAAAGAACAAAGAAAATTTCAAGGCCCGAATCAGGATTCAAAGTGTGCTGTGAAATATCACAATGTTGGGACACATAGACCAAACGAAAAAGAAAGAGAAAATAAAAGAAAAATAAATTAATTCTTTCTCTTCCCTCTCGGAAAAATCGACGACGTGTGGCACAAAAATATGCAAAGACCTCAACTAAAAAGAAGTAAATGCACATAGTAACTGAAAATTCCAATGAAGATGAGAAATCACAGGCAGGCAAATGCACATGTTTCTCAACATGTGGTCCGACATAATCCCAACTGGCGTTGACACCAGAAAGCAATGTTACATCAGGAACTTCACAATCACACTCGGGTAAGAAACATTTTTCACAAAGTTTCATATCACAAGGTTTGTTGAGAACTTCCTTAATGGCGTTTGCATCTTCTGATTGGCGTTTGATTAGGTCCCTAAGGAAAATATCAAAATCTTTCTTCTCAGTAATTGTAGCAACGTGTTTCTCACTTGCAAAAAGCACTTCAGGGTTTTCTTGAACATAAACTATAACGGTAATAATCCAAGGAAAGGTCTCTTCACCATGAGATAAAGCAACTTTGCCCCCCATATCCAATCTCTTGGTTATGGGATTACTGTACTCAGGTTTCAAACGAACTCTAAATACAGCGTGAAATCTTCTCAAAACAGCTGTTTGGTTTAGAAACAAATCTTTCGAGTAAAATTTGGCATCATTAGATGTCACCAGAACAAGAACAGGATCAAAAAATATTGCTCCCTTGCGCTGAATATCAGGCATGTTGGCCTGCATTGGCACAAAATTTACAAGCTGTACTAATTTCAAAAAGAATGCATCAGCAGCCAGGGCTGGTTTTGCAGTTTGGGGATCATCAATACATACAACATATTTTTCCTCAGTGTACGCTGTGTCATACTTATCCGCTTGGAGGGGAAAGA